TAGGTGAAAAGACACCAATGGAAACGATTAAAATTGTAGGTCAATCTGTTAATAAAGGTGTATTTGGTTCTGTAAATACAAGAGCAGAAGCTATAGTAAGAACTGAAATAAATAGCGCATTAAATACAGCTACTATTGCAAGAGCAGAACAAGCAGCTAAAGAAATTCCTGATATGTTAAAATATTGGATGCATTCAGGTAAGACACGAAATCCACATAAAAATCATGTAAGAGCCGATCGATTGACTAATCCTAATCATGGTGGAACTCCGATCAAAATGAATAAGAAATTTAATATCGGTAATAAAATGGTACGCGGTCCTTATGATGCAAAATTAGGCGCAGATGAAATTGTAAATTGTGGTTGTAGATTAGGTTTTCATATAAACGAAACTAAGTTAATAACAGAACCTCAATTATGGATGTTTTAAAAAAAGAATAATTTTATAAATTATTTATTAAAAAGGAATTACACAAATGCCAAAAAAAACATATCAAAAAAAATTAAAAGACAAAATTAATGCTGAGCAATTTAATATTCATGATTATTTAATTGGCAAGATATATGAAAAAAATAATCTCGTTGCTCAGAATGTTGAATTTTTTGGGTTTATATTCAAGGATTCTCCAGGTTATTCGGGGACATTTTATTTGAAAGGTACTAAATTAATTGTAGAAGATGGAAATTGGATTGTAGAAAGAAATAATCAAATAGAATTAATGACACCATCTTATTTTGAAAATGATTATGAGGAGGTAATATGATTACTACGTTTGCTCACAATGTAAACGTAATCTTGAGCAACAACATGAAGACAGAAAAAGAATACTTGAAAAATGAGTATGGCATACATTAAAAAATCACGTTTAAGGTGTCAAATAAGACGTCTGGTTAAACTTTATTAACTTTTTAATGATAAGATAAGACTATGAAACAAAATACAATATTTTTGTCTAATTTTGAGGAAAAAAATAATGTTTAAAACAACATATCCAATATGTCCTAAATGTCAGAAAGAATATAAAAATGATGACAATCATAAATGCTTAGTATCTCTCAGAGAGCAATTAAGAACAATACATAAAAATGCTATAAGCTATAGAAATGAATTTATTTATAATCTACTCAAAGGAGAACCCGACCATGAAACAAATCGAACATAAAACAATTGATAAAGACAAATTACAAAAACTTCAATTTCTTTATCGAAAACGTTTAATTGAAGATAACGCTTTGAATAAGATCGATAAAAATATAGTTGATATTGATAAACTGAAATGTACAGCCTATTGTTTTGAAAAAAAAGATTTTTTCCCGAAATATAATGAACATGGTGCTGTCAAAGAAACTAGTCGAGATACTAAAATGCTTAACCATCGAAAAGAATTAAAACCAATTATTCAAAAAGCATTAAATGAATGGAATTACTGGCTTAGTCTAAAAAGAACAATTTATCGAAAATGGAAAGATGAAGATGGTGAAATTCATTATGAAGTAACTAAAGGTAATGCAAAATATAAACTTAGTGATCTAGTAGATATTAAATTGATTCGTGGTGAAAATTTAAATATATTAGGACTCGAAAATAAATTAATGATCGGCATGGTTACTATGGATGGGAAAAAAATGCGATATTTAATTGATGGAAATATAATTTAATAGATAAAAAAAACTTGACAATGCCAATTCTTGATATTACATTTAGAGTAAATATTCCAGCCAATTTTATTGGCCATGTGGATTATCGAGTTGGATACAATAATTCATTACCAACTGGAAAAATACAAGTTTTGAATGCGAAAAGTTTAATTGAAATCAATGAATGTAAAATTATAGAAAGTAAAAATAATAACGGAAAAGAAAATGTAAAATTAATTAACTGACATTAAGGGATAAAGACAAAAAGACCCCGATACCAAATCTCCCGGATTCGAGGGCATATTGAGATTGTTTTGAAAAAAAACAAACAATTTTAATATGCCCTTTTTTTATTTATGGAAAAAGAATGAATCAATATGATGAATGGATCAATGGACGACTCGATCATTGTCCATTATGTGAAGAAAAAAATAAATTAAAATCAGAATGGAAATTTAAACAACAAGAAATATGTACTAATTGTAGTAATGGAATGAGACAAGGACTAAACGGTTATGAAAAGCATGAAGTTTTAAAACATCATAAAATCATTTTAAATAAATTAATAAAGGCGAAATAATGATTAAGCAAGAAAATGGTAAATGGGNTTTATATACAAAAGATGGGAATAAAAAACTTGGTATATTTAATTCAAAAGAAGCTGCTGAAAAACGAGAGAAAAGAAATTCAATTCTTTAAACATTCAAAAGAAACGAGTGAACATGCCTTTAGATTGCTTGAATTCAAAATCTCAAGATGGTTCAGTTTGGAGAGTTGTTTTAATCGAGCGAGGTGAAAGTTTAAACGGAGTGGATTGGCCAGAACAACCATTAAAAGAAGCGATTCCACTTTTCGAAGGTTCTCTAGGCTATTTTGCTTATGAATATAAAGGCGCAGATAAACACTTTAAATTTTATGACCATTTATCAGAGGCTATTCGAAAAACTATTCCAGGTGGTCAAGCGATGAAAAATATGGTAGGTGATTATACCAATGTTGAATATGGAGAATTTACAAAAGAAGATGGATCAAAAGGAAAAGGTATTATTGCCGATTTCAATATATCTCAAAATGCAGGATGGTTAAAAACACACTTAAAAGAAGCATTTGAAAAGGGCAAAAAAGCATTAGGATTTTCGATTGATGCCAAAACCCAATGGATTGAAAAATTAAAAGAAAATGGAAGGAGAATAAAAGAAGTTTTAAAAATCGGTAAGATAGATGAAATTACAGTTGTTTCTGAACCAGGCGCAGGCGGTCGGTTACTTCGTTTAGTTCAGAGCGATAATCAAAAACTAAAGGAGGCTCAAATGTTAGAGAAATTACTTAATTGGCTTGAGCAGAACTACAAAGAAGATTACACAAAACTTATTGAATCTTTTAAGGATGATACAAAAGAGGAAGATAAATTAACTGCCGTCCTTAAAATGATGGATAAAATTAAAGAAAGTTCTGTAAAATCCAAAACAGAAAAGAAACCTATTGAAGGTTTTAAACTTGAGGATATTGTAACCGTTGCTAATAAAGCGGTAAATGATGCACTCAATAAACAAAATACTGATGCAGCAAAAATAACTGAATCACGTAGACTCTTAACTGCAAAATTGCAAGAATCAAAAGGAATTCCAGAAATTGAAAAAACAGAAATTCAAGAAGAATTTCAAAACAAAGTCATGACAGAAGCTGAAATTGATTTATTGTTAAAACGCAAACAAGATAAGTTTGTAAAATTACAAGAATCAAAATTATATTTCCCAGGTCAAGAACGAGAAAATATAGTTATAAAACATGATGAATATGAAAAGCTTGTTAATGGAATGACTGGAATGTTATTAAATGAAGATCAAGAAAAAATTCCAGCATTTAAAACTATTCATGAATCTTATCGAAAAATCACTGGTTTTAATGGTAATCCTGCAGCGATTGGTAGTAAAATTTATCATGAGATTCTTTTTTCTTCACCACCTGAAAGTTTCATCATGGAAAATGATGATCTTAATGTTCAAGATGCTTGGCGAGTAAAACTTAGAGAATCACGGAGTCGAATGCAAGAAACTAATTTAACTACGAGATGGGCTGAGGTTTATGGCGATAGTGTACGAAGGGCATTGATGAAACAATATGATCGAGCTGAATTAACTGATTGGAAAAAAATTGTTTCTGATATTACAAGTGCACCTGATTTCAGAACAAATCGTAGGCAGCGTGTTGGAGGTTTTGGAAATCTTTCATCAGTTTCAGCAGGCGGAACTTATCAAGAAATTACTTTTCCAACAGATGATGAAGTAACTTTTGCAGTTACTAAACGTGGTAATTTGGTAAATTTCAATATGGAAGATATGATTAATGATGATCTCGGCATACTAAGACAAATACCAAGGAAATTAGGTGTAGCAGCTGCACAAACACTTTATGAATTTGTATTTGATTTTGTAAAAGCTAATGGTACTATGGATTATGATTCAGTTGCTCTTTATCATGCAAGTTCACATGGTGCTAATCTTGCTACAACTGCTTTATCCGATGCTGCTTTAGATGATCGTATTTTTAATATGCGTCAACAAACAGAACAAGATTCTAGTAAGCCATTGGGACTTACGCCTAAATATTTAATTCATCCAGCAGAACTTGAAAGAACTGCTTTCGAATTAGCACAATCAAACGTTACATTTACATCTGGTAGAACTGAAACAGTTCCACAATGGGCAAGAATTAGAGCAATTGAACCAATTACTGTTTTGTATTGGACAGATGCGAATGATTGGTATTTAGTAGCAGATCCCAAAAAATATCCTACAATGGAAATCGCATTTTTGCAAGGAAGACAAGAACCTGAATTATTTATTCAAGATCAACCGACAATAGGTTCTGTATTCTCTGCAGATAAAATAACGTATAAATTGAGGCATATTTATGGTGGTGATATGCTAGATCATCGTCCTTGGGATGGAAATGTCGTAGCTTGATAAAGAATGAAAGGAAAATGAAAGATGAAAAATTTACCTAAGGATCAATTATCAAAAATTATCGATCCTATTAATGAACTTATACAAAACGAATATAATGAATTCATTGATATGTATGAAAGTAATAAACCAGATGTTCAATTTACTATTCGCAGAGGTAAGGATGAAGTTATATTCCTTAAAAACGAAAAAAATAACACTATTAAGGAAAAAAATATCATTGAAGCGACAATAAATGATGAAACTGGTTTGGTTTGTATTATAACTGATAATGGTAATAAATTCTATCTTCAAAAAGAAAAAATTGGTAATCGAAATATTTATAAAATTGCAAATTAAAGGAGGTTAAGATGCATCAAGTACATGATATCCCAGGAACTCATATTGATGTAATTCCTGTTGATAAAATAACAACTTCACAAGCAACAAATTATATGGCGGTTTGGTATGCTCCGTTTGCATGTAAAGTGACTAATATCAGATATGTTTGTACTGATAATGTAACAGGAGCTGATACTAATACTGTTCATTTAAATGCCGATGGTCCATCTTCTACAACTGAAATAGGAAATTTAGATTTAGATAATGGGACTGATTTAGTCGGTGGTACAGCAACAGCATTAACAATGGCTGCTGATGTTAGTTTTACGGCTGGACAAACTTTACGCCTTGAAGCAGAAGAAGTTGGCACAGGACTTGGATCAACTATTGATTATGGTGCTTTGATAATAGAATATGAAGGCGAATAAAATATTTTCATAAATCAATAATAGAAGGTTTTTTAATTCCCTCTATTATTGATTTATTTTAAATTATTGAAGAATATTATGTCAACAATAACAGCAACGACATTAAAAGTCCGAAGAATACTAAGAATATTAGGAAACAAAGACGATATTGCAAGAATAATTAATAGTGCTTCTGCTGCTGCAACTTCTGTTATTCTTGCAACTAAATCTCAAGCATTAAATTATAAAACTGGCGATACAATTAAAATTTATGATGATGATGCTACCGAAATTAATACGGTAGGAACGGACGGTGACGGCAATACTGGAGTTATAGCTGGATTGACGGCTTTAACTAATACTTATGATTCAAATCCTAAAATTCAATTATTAAATCTTGAACATTTAACAGATACGGAAATTGAATCTTTTATAACCGATGCTTTAAAAATCTATTCTAAACATCGACCATTATTAAAAAAATATGAATATATTGGAGTTGGTAATGAATATGAATATCCATTACCATCAGATTGGATTGAGGGATTTTCAGTTTTAAAACGAATTGAATATCCAGCAGGTGATCAAGTACCTACTTTTATAGATCAAAATGAATATAGTTTATTAGATAAAGTTGATGAAACAGCAAGAATAATTGATAATGCAACTGCAACAGATACAGAAATTACTCTATCAACTGCAAGTGAAGCTGGTTATTTTAAAAATGGTGAATTGATTTATATTTATGACAATGATGCAAATGAAGTCAATTGGGTTACGGCAGATGGTAATACGACTACAGGAGTAGTTACTGTTAAAAATGCTATTGCTAATACTTATGATGCAACTCCGCTTGTAAAAAAACTAGCACATATTAAATTTCTAACTACCGAACCTGAAACTTCTAATTATATGGTTCAAGAATATACAACAAAACATGTTCATGATGATTCTACTGATACTATTTATGATATTGATCTTGATCCTTTTACTCATCTATGTGCAGGAATAGCAGCACAGGCAATTGCTGCTGAATTTGCTAAAAAGCAGAAAAGTTCTTTAGATGCCGATTCAATTGATTTTGGAACTAAATCAGATCAATGGCAAACAGTAGCTGAAGAAAATATAAAAATTTATACTAATCATATTGGAAAAGATGAAACATTAATTCAACCGTCTTTTTTCATTGGTGACTTGGATTCACGTTTTTCCTGGGGACGAAATTATTTATTTCACGGACATAGAAACAGATGATAAAATTTAATACAAAATTAAGTGGTGCTTTATTTACTAATAAAAGTATTCCTATTATGCGAAAAGAATTTAGACGAGCAATATCAGGAGCAGTTAAAGAAACAGAAACAAAAGTTGCTGAGAATACACCTGTTGGTGTTAGTGGTTTTTTAAGAACAGGGATTAAAGGCAAAGTTTTAACCGATCTTCATGGAGTTGTAAGACCGACAGGAGCTTCCGTTAAATATGCCGATGTTGTTGAACTTGGTCGTAGACCTGGTAAATTTCCTCCTGTTGATGCAATTACTTTATGGGTAAAAAGAATAATAAATCCAAAAAAACTAAAACAGATTGCTTTCTTAGTAGCTCGCAAGATTGCAAATAAAGGAATTTATGGTCAATTTATGTTTTTTAAAGGTGAGAAATTAGCAAAATCAAAGGTAATTAGATTAATATTAGATGCTAAAAAACGTATTGAAAAGAGGTTGAGTGATTGAGCTATACAAATATACTTACAAATGTAAAAACAATTTTAGATTCTGTAACTGGAATTGGGAAAACGCATGATTATTTTAGATTCTCTGATAATTTAGAACATCATGGAGCAGAATTATTTTATTCAAATAAGATTTTTCATACATGGTTTATTACAAGAGTGAATTTTATAGCTAATTCTCTTGTACATTATCAAGTTGAAAGATTTCATAATTTTGATCTTTGGGGATTTTATCAAATTAGCGATAAAGATGCAAGTGAAAAAACATTTCAAGCTTTATGTGATGCAATTTGTGATAAATTTGATGAGGATAGTAATATTGTTATGGATGCTAATTCAGATCAACCAGAACCAGCAGAATTACAAGAGTTTGAATTAGCGGTAGAATTTATGGGAATTCTTTGTCATAGAGCAAAAATAAGAATTCAAGTATTTGAGGAATATGATGGAACAGCATAAGGAGATGCTTAATTTTGAAAGGGTTTAAGCATGAATAATGGACATATACGATTACCTAAAAATATATTAACAATTATAATTAGTATTATCGTCTTAATTGGAATATTTGTGGGTTGGGGTATAAAATATGCTCAAATGGATTCAAAACTAGATATCGCTACAAAAAAAATTGAAATAATGGAAGCCACAAGGCTTGAATGGGTAAAAACTATTCATGAAATTGAAACACATCTTGAAGTTATGTCTAATGAATTAAAAAATTATAATAAAAGATTAGAAAAATTGGAGAAATAAAATGAAGACATGTATTGCACAATACAATGCAGGTACACCAGCAAAAAAGGGATTAATTATTCCTGTTTTACCTAAATATGATGAAAAAGGAAACATTACTAATGAAAAGATTTATCCGCCTCATGATAAGAAAAATTTCTATATTATAAAAGGTGAGAAATATAAAAGTTCATGAAAGAGTTATGAAAATGTTAGTTCGTGATGGTGAAGATTCAAAAGGATTGCCTCAATTTAAACCAGTTTTTAAGGAATCGATTAATGAGAAAAAATAGAGGTAGCTTATATCGGGTAACAAAACCGATAGAATGGAATAAAAAAAAATATATGCCCGACGGTAAAACTTTTATTCGATTGTCTGGTCGAGATGCTGAGATTTTCCGTAATTCTGGTTGTGTTGATGATATAGATAAAAGAGGATCAAAAAAACAAATAGTACATGATTTAGATAAAAGGAGGCTATAATGGCACAAAGATCAGGACGAAATACAATAGTAGGGCTTTCTAAAGGCACTACTTGGGGGACTGCTGTTAATCTTGCAGCTCTCGATGGAATTATTCCAAGATCGATTGATAAATTAGTATTAGATGGTGATGTTATACCAGATAAAGGAGTTGCAAATTTAGGCGAAATTCAATATATGGATGTAATAAAACATACTGTAAATCCTACAATCACACTTGATTTAAGACGAACAGGAATGTTATGGCGTTTTTGGGCACATTTGATGGGCGATGATACTGTAACAGGAGCCGATCCTTATACACATACATTCAATTGGCAAGATGAATCGGCATTATTTTCATGTATGGGAATAGAGATAAATAACGCCGATATTATCGAATGGCCATCTTTAAAAACTGTTCAAATATCTCTTGAGCCAGGTGGTGAGGGATTTGCTCAAATGGTAGTCAATACGATAGGCGATACAATAGCCATTGCAGATGATGCAACGAATACAGGTACGCAATTTGATTTGGTTACTTATGGATCGAAAACATTAAGAATGCCTAGTCGTGAATTGAGACTTCGAATTAATACTCAAGGTGGCGGGGCTTTAGATTCTGGTGATACAGTAGGAAATTGTTCTAACTGGAATTTGCTTATAAATCCTTCCTATGAAGAAGAACTTGTAACACAAGGTGCATCTACAGGTGTTGAATATACTACAGATGAACCTCAGCGCTCTGATTTTGCTGAAAATATTTTAGGATTTGATACTACTGATTATACAACGATTGCCTTATTAGATGACTTCCATGACGAAACAGAATATAAAGCTGATTTATATTGGGCAAAAACAATCGGAACAGCATTTTCATTTTTGATTGAATGTGGTGCTTTGCATCCTATCCCAGCAGCAGTAGCTTTGGAAGCTGGAGCTAGGATTCCATTAACACGTAATTTTCAATTGATTGAACCACAGTCAACGCCTACAGGAATGGCAACGGCAAATATAATTCATAGTATTTTAGTGAATGATCTTAACGCTTCATACGAATAAATATATTTATATATATAAATAGTTGTATTATTAATGAAAATACAAGTCTATAAAAAACAAACATTTACGGAACAAGAAAAACATTATTTTTATATATTTAAAAAAATGTGTGATAAGTCTAATATTTATAATTATTCACAAATCGTATCTAAGCAATTATTTTCTAGTAGTCTATATAATCATAAAGACTATCAAATAAAAGTTGCTTACAAGCGAGATATGAACAATAGAAATGTAAATTTGACGTTGAGGCATACTAAATTCCTTTATCTAATTATATATAAATATAATTATAACTATTTT